GCGGTGCCGTGAGTTTTTGCAGCCATGTTATAGGGTGGGTGGTGTCAAATTTAGGCGATGAGTCCGCCCGCCACGATCTTGATTTGGGCGAGGGTGGTTGAAGTCATCACGCCGATGACCGTCGAATAAACGCCGCTAGTCTGGTCTGCTGCCGTCTTGGTGATGCCGCCAGCCGTGGCGCTCGTCCAAAGGGTGTCGCCGGAAAGAATCGTCGCGCCGATGGCGAATCCGCCGGTGTCCTCGGTGCAGTAGTAAACGCGCTGATTGACGCTTGCGCCGTTCAGCGCGATGCCCGCAGCCGTGGCAATGGCTGCGGTTGAGTTCGCATCGCAGAGCTTCATCAGGTTCGTGACAGGCTCAACGTAAAGCACCTGCCCTGCCGTGATTGTTTCACCGGCCACGCCGTATTTAATGACGGCTGAACTCGACGGAATAACGCTTCCGGCTGTGATTGCGATTGCTGCCATGCCAAGGCAGCGGTGTCAAAATACGGTCAGTTGTCTTGCGCCTCCGCCGTCAACACGTAGCCGAGTGCGCTGATGAGCATCCGCTCCGCACCAGCGTAATTGCTCTGCTGGCTTTCCTCCTCCACGTCGTAAACGTAGAAACCTGTGACGGGTCGCGAGGTCGAGAGATTGCCCTTGTTCGAATGGGTTTGCAGCGCCACCACGTCCTGCATTGCGGCTTCGATGGCCTGCACCGTCGAGCGGTGCGCGCTCCAGTTCAGCGCACGGTCGTTCGTTGCGCCTGCGATGCCGTCCTGATTTTGGTCGGTGTCAATCGGCGAGATGATTTCGATGCCGATCTGAATCCGCTTTGGCAGCGCGTCGGCAAACGCCTCCGCTACGCTGCCCACGGAAACGACGATGCACGGCGGGGTCTGTTCGCCGGGGTTCTGCCCCTTGAAAATGACGTGCCCGTTTTGAGCGGCGACGGTGCCGAGGTAGGATGCAACGGCGGTTTCGGCTTTGTATTTTAGCGGTTCGCTCATAGCATGGTGCAAAAAACTTCCACAGTGCAAACGTCGAGCTCGCGTCGGATTTCGATTCGTTCAGCAGCCGCCCGACCGCTAAACGAGACCGTTGTTCCGTAGTCGTCACAGACGCCACTCGCTATCTCCTCACCAGCGGAGGGATGAATCGGAACAGATCCGGTTGCCTTGAATCGAAGGCGAAAATCGTGTTTAGGCTGCGAGTGCATTTTCGTTTTGTATCAGGCCGAGTTGCTTTTTGAAAAACTTCGCGAGCCTATCCGCTGCCACGGCTTCGATGGTGTTCTGATAGCGTTGATCAATCGCCTCGTCCGCGTGGCGGACGGCGTTGTGGATGAGGATGTGCTGGCTGGTCTGCCCTTGGAGTTGCATTTCCGCACTACCGTAAGTACTGCCCTTGATCCGGCTCACCCACTTCGGCACTTCGCGCACGCGCCCGAGGTCGCGCCACGCCGCCACCCATCCGGCCTTCACCATGCCGACGTTTGCCTGCTTGTTGGCGATGTAGCGCGAGAGCTTGCCCTTCTTGCTGCCGTCTTTAATCACGAACGACGGCTTGGCATTCTTTACCACATGGCCGCGCGCGCCTCGCGCCGCCTTGTGCGCCGAGCCGCCGTCGAATGGCTGAATTTTCAAGCCTGCAAATGCGGGAGCTTTTGCCTGCATTATTTTCTCCGCGCGTTTATATTTGCCAGTCTGGTAGAACGCCCAGAATGCTTTCGCCGTTTCCTCGTCCCCCATCTGCCGAATGTCTCGGAACACATCAGACGGACCGGCGTAGGCACGATGGATGTCGCTTTTCACGAGCCGCTCCATCTTCAAATTGTCGCGCGGCAGGCTGAAATCCATGAACGCCTTGCAAAGCGTGCGCGCCGCGATGAGCAGTCCATCCTCGACGGTCTTGCGCTTCTTCACCATCCACCGCGCCATGAGGTTTCGCAGCCCGGCGTCGTCCAGATTGATGCGGACTTGGAGCATTACCTTTTAGCCGTGTGCTCGGCGATAAACGTGATGCTGATTTCGTCCCGCGTGATCTGCCGCACGGTGTAGCTGCGTCCGCGCGCCGTCACTCGCTCGCCGAGGCCGAGGTCAGGCTGGAAGGTCTGCGTCTTGATCGTGATTGAAATCGGTTCGCTCGGTATCGATCCGCCTGCCGCGAACATCTCCGATGCCACCACGTCGTCAATGACGGCACGGTATGTGTCGCCGCGAATGGTGACACTCTCGCCGAGTAGCGAGGTCTGCATTGCCGTCTTGAGGCCCGCTGCGGAAAGCGTCGAAAAGGTCACACTTTCCGCGCCGTGTCAAACTACGGCGGCGGTGCCTCGGTCGTCTCGCTGCTGTGCCGGTAGTAGTGCAGCACCTTGGGGATGTGGACTTCGCGCAGGCCGGAAATCGCGCAGAGCGGTGCGGCGAATGCCCAATCTTCCCCAAAAGAGCTTGCCGGAAAATGACTTTGGATCGCAAGGCTTCGCTTCCAACCGCATGTGTGCCACGCATTGCGTTTGATTTTCCCGTTTCCGGGAAATGCTTCATTCGGATTTCCAAGCCGATGCTCAACTTCAGCGGTCACTCCATTTACCGTTGCCTCCTGCCAGAACGTGATCACGTCCGGCCCTTCCCGCGCCGCCTTCACAAGCTCGGCAACGTAGTCCGGCGAAATCCAATCGTCATCGTCCACGAACGCCACGTATGCGCCCCGTGCCGCGCGCAGAAGGGCATCCCGCTTCTCGCCGACGGTGCGTCGCTTGTTGTCGAGCAGGGTCAAGTGCTCCACGGCAAGCCCGCCGATTTGCCGCGCGAGTTCGTCGCAGAGCTTCGCAAGTTGAGCCATGCGCGATGGCACGGCGGGCGTGAGGATGGAGAGAATCATAGCGGCTGAATCCAGCACGGGTGCATGACTGCCGCGCCGGGCAGCAGTTCCTCGACCGCCTTCATCACTGGCGGATGTTGCGCGTCGTGCCCGGCAAGCACTCCGCCAGCCTTCACCTTGCTTTTCCATGCGAGGATGTCGCGCTTTACGCCGTCGTATTCGTGCGCGGCGTCAATGTAAGCAAAGGCCAGTGAGCCGTCCGCGACAAGGGCCGCGCTGTCGGCGCTGTCGCCTTCAATGATTTGCACCATGTCGGCGACTCCGCATCTGGCAAGGTTCACCTCGAATACCGCGCGCAGACTGCCGCCGTGTGCCTTCACGATATCGACGTGCTCCGGCTGGTTCTGCTCACCTTTGAACGTGTCCACGGCGATGAGCTTCACGCGCTTGCCCATGCGCTTGAGCGTCTGCGCCATGAAGATAATTGAGCGCCCCATCCACACGCCGACTTCCGCGATGGTGTCGCCGTCTTGCAGACGCTTTGCAATCGAGCCGTAAAAGCCGTAGTAGTTGAACCACCCAGGCACGGTTGACCAGTCGTTGCCGAGCATGAGTTCCTGCAATACGCTCTGGCCTTCTTCGTATCTCTGGACGGAGTTCTGCTCCGCGTATGTCGCGTCCAGCTTCTCGCCGCTGAACGCCGGGTGATGATGCTTGAATACCAAGTCCCTCGCCTCGATGATCGCACCGCGCTCGTATGCTTTGTGCGTGAACCAGTTGTCCGAATAGACTCCGGTGAACCACGGATGGAAAAGAAACGCATCCATGTCGTCGATGTATTTGCGCGTGCAGATGGCCATGCAGAGCAGCTTGTCAGTGCGGTGCCCGTCGCTCACGGCCAGCACGCGCGGCTGCGTAACGTCGCCGATGCGCGCGAGGATGAGGTCATCCCACTTGTGCGGCGGTGTCCAGTCGTCCGACATTTGGACGAGGACAGGAGCGCGCACGACGCCTGCGCCGCGGTTCCACGCCGCCACGCACCCGCCGCCCGCGGGCATCTCGCTGTGATGGAAGCGGCGGAGGCAATGGCTTTCCGTGTCGTCCGTGTCGAACACAAAGATATGCTCCACACACTCAGGACGTGCCGCCGAATCCAGCCACACCTTGCGCGCCAGCGCCGCCTGCTTCGGCCTGCCGCGTGTGGCGTGGATGAGCGCGATGCGTGCACCGCCTTCCTTCTTAAATCGTTCTTGCCGGACAACCTCAGCCGGGCCGAACATCCGATTAGCGCGAAGTGCCTGCGCGTAAATGTCATCACCGAGCCATTCGTAAAGCGCGGCCCTTTCGTTCCACTCTTTCACGTCCGGCCTGTCCGTCGCCATCATCTGCCGCGCGAAGGCGAGCGCAATGTCCGGCTCGCAGTTGTTCATGGCGTTGTTGCACAGCATCAGCAGCGGCTCGCGCCTGCGCGGGTCTGCTGCATATGCTTGGTGATACAGCGCCTCCTTCTGGCGCGGGTCTTCGCTGACTTGCGCGAGATTCATGAAAAGCTCCATGCGCTCCGGCCTTCCGAGGTCGTCACAAGCGAGCACCTTCTTCGCCACCTCCACGCTGCCCTCGATGTCGCCGATGACGAGAAGCTCGATGTGCAAATGATAGAGCAGCCCGGTCGTCATCTCGGCGTCTGGGATGCTGCGGAGAATGCGAAGGTTGCGGTCGTTGCTGCCCGTCTTTTCGCGGTGAGGCAAATGCTGAATCACCACACGCTCGTCTTCGATGGCTTGCACCGGCTGAATCGCAAACTCGTAATGCTCATGCACCGGGCAAACCCATTTGCCTGAGCCGCGAAGCATCATGCGCTCACGCGGCACCGCCAGCCCTTTGCCGTGAATGGCATACGGGAACATGAAGCACGTGTATGCGCCGCGCTCTGCGTGCTCGCGGATTAGTTCCGCGCCGCTCAAAAGCACATCATCCGTGTCCGCCCACATTACGTAGGTGCCGCTTGCAAGGTCATACGCGCTCTGCCGCGCCTTGGCGAAGTCGTCCACATGTGGCCATTCTTGGCGAGCTGCCTCAACAAACGCTTTCGCGTGCTTGCGATGTCCTTTTTCAGGACAAATGTAGTGGCCGTTTTTGTATTCACCGGGCACGAACGGCTTGCCGAGTTCGGCGCAAACACGCGCGGCGATTTCCATTGTGGCGTCCGGTTCTGCGCATCCAATCGCACGAACCAGCACGATTTCATCCGCAACCGGCGCGAAGCTGCGAATGAATCTCTCGATGTATTCAGCGCAATTTCCGGTGATGCACGCTAGGGAAATCAGCGGAGTCCGCGCGCCCGTGCCACCCGGTTCCGGCCCATCCCTGAGAGGTTCCAAAGACGACACGGGCGGCGAAGAGTCTGCGGGATGGGCATTCATAAGCCTGCGTTTTACGCGCACGCCAGCGCCACGTCAAGCCTTGGCGCTTTTTTTCTTCATGCGTAGTGTGGACACGTTTCAACGACTTGCAAACAATCGTCTTTTTTCTTTTCTTTTTCCTTGCAACCGAAGCGGCTTGGGTTTAGCGTAGCACCATGAACGATATGAATAACCCCTTCCTCGCAGCACTCCTCGGCATCACGACTGAAACCGAAACCGTCGCGGTCGCTGCGCCCGTGGTGCCCGCACCAGTCGCGCCGAAAGCGGTTGTCGGACACTGGCCCGGCATGAAGCCCTTTGCGGTGTTCGTGAAGGGCGCGTGCGTATCCACTCACACGTCAAAGATTGCGGCTGACAAAGCGGCGAAAAAGCTCAACGCATGAACGATTACCCGACATGGCTCCGAGACGCTGCAAGTAAAGGCGGCTCTGCCACGACCGCAGCAAAGGCCCGCGCCGCTCGGCGCAACGGTCGCAAGGGCGGCAGGCCGAAGAAGCCAAGACACAAAAGCGCCGAACCCGTTGCTGAGTTCGGCGCTCCTGTATGAACTATCCAGCCTAAAGGCTAGTCGTCACGCTTGATGATGCGCGCACCGTTGGTGATGCCAGCGGAGTATCCGTAGTTGCACTCCAGCGCCATGTAGCGCGTGCCGGTGGCGGGGTCGTAGAAGTCGCGGAGTCCGACCGTCGCGCCCGTAGTCGGGTCGCTGTAGGCTTGCGCGTTGTCGTATTCCTCGGGACGCTGCGGTGCGAGGTAACGCATCGCGATTGCGATGGCGCTGCCGTGGCCGATGAAGGCGTTGACGGAGGCGGCGGAAACAAAGCTCGAATTGAGTTCGTAGAAGTCGAATCCGAGCGCACGCATGATTTTGCCCTCGGTCAGGACGTTCTGGTCTGCGAACATCTGCGCCTGCACGAAGTTCGTGACGCCGAGCAGCGCATCCATGCCCACCGCGTCAAGCAGCGCAAAGCGCGGCGACTTCGGAGCGTTGGCCTGATTGAGCGCGAGACGAGCTGCGCGGAGATGCGGCACGTTGAGATTCGCCGCGAGCGAGGTCGTGACGGATGTGAAGTTTGCCGTGGTGACGAGCGTGAGCACGTCCTCCATCACCGCCTGCGCCAGCGCCGCGCCCTGCTGGAAGCCGAAGCTTTCGAGGCTGGAGTCGCTGTTGTTGATGGCGTCCAAGTCGGTCTGTCCGATGGGCACGATCTTGTGGCGGTTGATAGTGACGGTCACGACGCTCTTGGCGAAGGTCGTGATGGCGTAGGTGCCGCCGAACGTAGTGGCAACGAGGCCACCGATGAGCGGGACGAGGACGACGTTGCCCTGAGTGCGCCCGACTACATCGGGCGAGTAGGAGCGCGAGAAGACATTGAGCGGCAGAAGCTCTTTGACGAAGCCCTCCAGCGCGGCATTCGCGAGGCGGGCGATATTGAGATTAGTGTAAGGCATGTTGGTTTATGGGTGATTATTACTTGGAGAACGTGGCGTCGATTGCGACCTTGTTGGCTCGATAGAACCGGACGCGCTCGATGGGGTTAGTGATTGCGTTGAACTGCGTGATAATTGCATTCGGCTCCGGCGCTGCGGGACTGCCGATGACAACCGGGGTGGTGCCGGTCTGCGCGAGCATCGTCGCGGCCTTGGCGCTCACCTTCTTGTCGAAGTCGGAAAGAGCGGCGGCATGTTCTGCCGCCGTCTTTTCAATCGAGGCTTTGAGTTCAGTGATCGCTTTGTCAGCGTCGGTGAGTTTATTTTGAGCCTCTGAAAGTTTCGCGCTCAGTTCCGTCTTCTCGGCGGTCACCGCTTCGAAATCGGTCTTGAGCTTCACGCCAAGCTCGCAGGTGGTCTTGTGTTCAGCGACTAGGGCGAGGTATTCGGGTGTTTCGATAAGCATTGGCTTGGTGTGTTGATTGTTGGTGGTGTCAAATTTGGAGAATAGGCCGCTAGGGTTTGCAGCGGGTGAGTCCACGATGTCGCACGAGTAGATTTCGAGGCAGCGCATGAACTGCGTCTCGCCTTCCTCGCCTTCCAGCGCGCCGGAAAAGCTGATGCTCAGTCCGAAGGATTCCGGCATCGTCTCCGCCATTTCCAAGACGACCGCCGTTTGCGGATGCGACTTCAAAAGCTGCAAGTCCGCGCGGAGTTGCTGGCCTTCAATTCGGAAGCTTGAAAGCCTGCCCACGATGGCATCCGCGCCGCTGCGGTGATTCATCTTCACTTTCAGCCCGCTGCCGTAAGTCTCCGCGCACGTCTTGACGGTGCTCAGGCTCTCCGCGTCTATCATCACGCCGTGCCCTAGCGCCGGGCCTTCCGTGATAACACTCACGCCGCTGATGGTGCGCGCGTCCGTGTTAATCGCGCCGGATGCGAAGGTTGTGCGGAATGCGTAGTGGCGGCCCATTTTCTTTTCGCGCGGTGTCAAACTTGGGGCGGCGTAACCACTGGCTCGGGTTCCGGCGCGGGATCGTTCGGGTCTGCCACGGGTTGCCCGTTCATTCCACCGCCGACGCTCGCCGTTGCCGTCTGCTGTTGCATGAGCGAAAGCACCAATCCGAACGGCACTTCCTTTTCGTTCGCCACCTCCAGCGCGTCGGTGAGCAAGTCCGCGACTTCACCCTTCCGCTCGCGCCGGTGATGGTCGTAGGCGATGCCTTGCTCGCCGAGGATGCCGCGAAGGTTCTTGTGGCCGAGCTTGTAGTCTTCGCGCCGTGATTGGCCGTCCCTGCCGTTGTCGATGCTGAACTTCGGCGGCAGAGTGAACTTCCACCTCCACCAGTCCGTCGAGCGCGGGATGCGCCCGATGTTCATCGCCTTGCTCAGTGCGTAGCGGATCTCGCGCAGAGCGACGGATTGCAGTAGCTCCTGCCGGTCGAGGATTGTTGCGCGCGCGAGTTCGATTTGCGAACGCTCCGCAGGCCCGGTGAGTCCCGCACCCGGCCAGCAAAGCGCATACGGCCAGCACGCGCCGACGAGCGCTTTCTTGAAGATGCGTTCTTGAAATGCTTCCCACGCGGGGCCGGGTTTGTTGCTCAGAAACTCCTCCAGCTTCGCGCCGCTGCCAGCCTTGAAGTAGCGAATCATCCCGCCTTCCATGCGCTTGGATGTGAACGTCTCTTCGTCCGTGCCTTGCTCGCCGAGCACGGTGCCGGGGTCGTTCGGGTCTGCCGCGCCGAGTTCGTTGTGCTCGATGAGGCCGATGGATGACGCGAGTTGATGCGTGATTTGCTCCCACTGCTGCGACTGCCATGCGTCGCGCAGTTCGTTGATGGCGTGCGAGAATGTCGGGAGTCCGCGAATCTGGTCTGCGCGCGTGGCGTTGAAACAGAAGATGCAATCGTTGGCGATAACGTCGCGGTCGTCCTTCTCCGTCTCGCCGAGTATCCGCACGCCGACGACGCGGTTGAGGTCGTTGAGAATGACGCCCTGCTGGATACGGAATCCACGCAGCGGCCCTTTCTCGACGGTCGTCTTGTTCGTGTCGCGCACGCCGAGCTTGTGCGCCGGTAAATGCTGAATCGCCGGAAAGCCGCCCTCGGTCTCGGTGAGGATGACGAGGAAATCGCCGTCCACGTCGAGGGCAACGCTGTCGTTGAAAAGCGAGGTCTTGAAATCCCACTGGTCGCCGCGCACGTCGCACACGCCGAACCATTCCTCAGTCAGCCATTGCTCGGCTTCCTTGCCCCAGTTGGCATCTTCGCCGGTGTAGTTCGGGTTCCACGCGCGCCCCACGGCGTGCTGTGCCATCTGGTCAATCGCGCCCTTCACCAAGCCGTCGTTGGCGTAGAGCCTGCGGGAGTAACTGACAACGGTGCGCCAGTCTTGGAACGGGATGTCCTTTTCCGTGTCGCGGATGCCGTCGCGCCAATAGGGACGGTCGCCGCTGTTCTTGTGCGCAGCGTGCAGGAGCTTGGATGAAACCGGGAAGCCTTGAGGGTCAACGAGCGATGCCATAGCTTAGAACGAAGCCCGCACGGTGGACTGTTTGCGGGTCGTAAAAAGCAATGCGCGCTGCGTCGCGTCGAGCGAATCCCACTGCCGGAGCGCGCGGTCGCAGGCGATCATGAGTGCATCGCTGGACATGCTGGCCGGGAGCGAGAACGAAAATGATTTGCCGCCGACTGAGGTGTTGACGAGCTTCCCGCCGCCCTGTCCGCTCACGATGCTGAACTCGCCGAGGAAGACGGTTTCGATCACGTCTCGCCCGCGCAGTTTGATGACTCGCAAAAGGGCGAGGATAAATTCGGCGTCAATGCTCACGCCTTTTCGGCGGTGTCAAACTACGCCTTCACCGCGCCTGCCGGAATCATCTTGAAGTTGATCGTGCTGTTCACCACCGTGCAGACGCCGATGCAGGTGATGTAGTCGCCAGCCTCCAAGTCCGAAAACGTCGCGGTGATGCCGCCTGCGGTGTCGCTGCCCCAAAGCGTGTCACCAACCGCCATAGTGCAGCCGAGCACAAGCGCCGGGTCTTGCGTCACGTAGCGCACCTGTTGCCCGCTGGCCGCGCCGCCGAGGGCGATGCCCGCCATCGTCGAGGTGAGCGCCGAGCCGTCCGAGTCATAGAGCTTAAGCTTGTTCGAGTCGGCTGTGTCGATGTAGAGCGTCTGCCCGGCGACGATGGTCGCACCGGCTGTGCCGATGGCGATGACTGCGGAGGAAGAAGGAATGACGGATGCTGCGGTGATGGAAAGGTCGGCCATGCCCTAGCCGCCGTGTCAAAACTGAGGGGTCAATACAACCGCAATGGATTGCGCTCCGTTTTTTGCAGGAACAAATTGCCCGTGCCGCGAGGCTTTTCGCCACATCTCCAGTCGCATTTGACTTGGATGCGCTTTTTGCAAAAGAGCAAGATGTCCGTGCCTTTGATCTGAACACTCTCGCGGTCGTCCTCGTCAGCCAGAAGCCATATCGGGAATCTTCCCATCTCCATCGCGTATTGAACGCAACGCACGGCGAGCTTTCCTTTTTCGGATGTGCTCATTGTCTCGCGAAAATCGCACCAGTGATTCCAGTGAACGGGGCGCACGCAGCGGATGTCCTCAATAGCGTTCCAAGGCACCTTCCATCCCGTTGCCGTGACGCCTTCCACCCTCGGCTGGCCTGCGGTCGCTATCGGCGGACTCAGCCTTTCAATAGCTCGGATGCCGTGCGCCGTTTGGAAAACGTAGATGGTCGAGTTGACGACACTGACATGCGCGCGGATGTCGCTCCGTTCTGTGCAAATGCCAGACTCGAAAAGCTCTAGGCTTCGTTCCCCCATGTGTTCCATCCTTTGTGCTTCGCACGCGCGAAAAGCTCGATGCGCTCGCCGTGCGGGTAGAGCGTGTCAATGATGTCGCGGAACTCCTGCGGCTTCTCGCTGTGCTTCGCTGTCTTTTCGATGGACTGCACGGAGTCGAACAGCTTCACGACTTCCGGCGTGCAACTGCCGCGCGTGCATATCAGCAGGAACTCGTGCCGCACGCTGTTGTAATGCCCCATGTTGTGCTTCACCTTGTCCCACACAAAGCACGCTTTGTATTTGAATCCCCACGCCTCGAATAGCGGCGCGCACTCAAACAACAGCGGCGAAGTCGTCCAAAGGAAAAGCACGGCATCCGGCTCGGCCATCGCCTTGATCGGTAGCGCGCACAATTCAGGGATCGTCATGGAAGGGTAGTGTTTCTCCGCGCCACCGCTTTGAACCGCGCCAGCATCGCACTTGTCGTTGTAGCTCCACGGCGGATCGGCGTAGAAGATGCGAAACTTTCCGGTCGGCTTCTCGATTGGTTTGGCAAGCTGCTCCTTCTTCATCTCGCGCTTTACCTCGTTGAATTTTTTCACGCCGTCAGTAATGGCCTTTGCTGCCTCTGGATTTGTAAGCGCGAGCTTTTCGACGGCTTCTGCTTTCTTTCCGTCGCGGATGATGGTGCGCGACGAAACGCCGTGCTCCTTCGCGAGCGTTTCGGACGTTCGCTGTGGTAACGTTGCCACTTTGTCACCGTTATTCGCAGGACGATGCGCCACCTTCTTCGTCCGGTTGTATCGCCTTCCGCGCAGGATGCTGGCGACCTCCGGCTTTAGGTTTCGTCGGCCAAGCTGGTTGGCGTCCATCCAGTCCATCGCTGCCTCCTCGTCTGCAAACTCCATCTCCACCGTCTTGAACGCGATGCCGTGCCGCGTGCAGATGTCGTAGCGGTTGTGCCCGTCAATGAGCATGTCGCGCCACGTCACAAGCGGGTCGCGGCATCCGTCTGCAATGATGTTGGCTTCGAGTTGCGCGAGTTCCTCCGGTGCAAGCGGCGGAATGAGTGATCGGAATTTTGGGTTGATGGTCATCGTTTAATTGTGAGTCGGCGTTTCCATCGCGAGCACGAATGCCTCGGCGAATACTTCAATGGCTTGTCTTTTCTCGCCGCGTTGCAATAACGCAGTGGCAGCGTCAAAGGCGGCGCAGGCTGTTTGCTTCTGCACGCGCGCATCGCATTGCGATGGAGCCGCAAGGCCGAAGCGGTTGTCCGACTTATCCATCCTGCGGGTTCGCTTCTCTGCTGAAAGATACCAGTCAGGAAGCGGCGCTTGTTTTGTATTTGTGGGGTTCATTTTGTAAAAGCCACCGCCCACGTTGCGAGCGCGGGACGGATCGGCCAAGCCGCCGTGATTGTTTTGCGCTCGCAACGCAGAAGATGTGCGCTGCTTCTACGTTGCTGCCTCTGGCACGTCAACAACTTTCTCCGCCTCCGCAACCGGCGCGGCGATCACGCCCTTGATGAGCGCGGCGACGATTTGCATCACCTCGCAGTCCCAGCCATGATTCGCGCGGCTCCCGATGCGGCACCATCGGCGGATGATTTGCTTCGTTACTTTCTGAATCACGTCGCGTTTAATTTCGCTGTTGATGTGCGTGTGGTAGTCAACGCCCGCGTCGTCCGGTATCTCCCACGTTGCCGAATGCCCGCCGCGATGCTTGGCGAGAATGTCCTTGCCGCCTTCGTTGGCGAAGAACACGTAACGCGCCCTGCCGCCGCCCGGTGCCTGCGCTTGCTTCAGCGTCGAGTAAATTTTCCGGACTGGCTTTTTGCCGGGCGGGTTGTGAGTGAAGCCGCTATCACCTGAGCCGTGCAGCGCCGTCCATCCGTAGCGCGCGCATTCGTCATACACTTCGCCGGTCTCGTATTGCGCATCTTGAAACGTCGCCCAGTCCGCGACCTTCATGCGCTGCTGCAACTCGCGGCATCCTTCCGTGGTGAGTATCTTCCCGAACCAAAGCAGGCGCGATGAGCCGTCCGACTTCCATGCGCGACACGCTGCCCATCGGTGATCGCGCTGGCGGTCAATGGTGAGGAACCGATGCACCTCGCCCTCCCACGCTTCGCCGTTCGCATAGTCCGCGAAGCGATAGCCAGCCCCGCCGAGCACGACGCCCGGCTCATCCTCTTCGTCCCGCCAGAACTCCGCGAGCCGCTTCTGCACGAACACTTGCAGCGCCGACTTATCGCCCGCCGCCGTCAACTCGCTGGCCTTTTTCCATTCCAGCACAAGCGTTGACCACGCGACGTAATACAGCGTGAGCGCGTTGCAATGGAAGCCGACGTGCTTGCCCGGCACCGTGAGCGGCTGCGGGTTCTGCGCTTCGTAGCGGCCTGAGTTGGCCAGCATCCGCCGCGCCGCGATGTCATCGTGAAACTTCGTCTCGCACTTCGCGCACTGGTAGTGCGTGCTCTGAGTGATGGCCGTGTCGTCAATGCTGCCATCGGCCCGCTTCTCGTCCGCCCATTTCAGCCCGCTCCATTTCCACGGCTGCGCGGTGTGACACTCGGGACACACGAAATGCCACTCGCGCCGGTCGGTGCGCTCCCATGCCTCGAACAGTTCCGTTTTCACGCGCCCGTTGTCGGTGTCCACATGCTGCCAGCCTCCTTGTGAAGTGAGCACCACCCGCGCGTTCCATCGGTCGTGATGCCGTCCGCGCGCCTCGGCGACAAGCCCGTGCTTGATTTGCCAAACTTCATCCAGCAACACGTAGCGCACGGACTTGCGTTGGAATGCGCTCATCTTCGCGCCGACAACGAAGCAGG